ATTCCGGCATGTTCCTGTTTAGATGCTCCAGGCGCATACAAAGCTGGTTATGCAATCTGCCGTTCTGCAGATTTTAAGTCATGGGAATATGTGCCAGACCATCGCGGTGAAATCGTCTTTAGCACCGAAACAGGAGAATCAAAAGAAATCACAGCTCCGGGTGATTACCCTAATAATACAACCACTATCGCCCCATTAACGCCATACGATAAATGGGATGGTGAGAAATGGGTGACAGATACTGAGGCACAGCATAATGCCGCAGTAGACGCGGCAGAAGCACTGCGCCAGTCACTTATTGATGCAGCAATGGCTTCCATTAGTCTGATTCAACTGAAACTACAGGCCGGACGGAAGCTGACGCAGGCAGAAACCACCCGACTTAACGCTGTGCTGGATTACATTGACGCGGTGACGGCAACAGATACCAGCACCGCGCCGGATGTCATCTGGCCTGAACTGCCGGAGGCGTAGGCCATTCAATATCTGGCGCACTGGAGGAATCAACCAGTTCCAGTGCGTCCAGATAATCCAGCCACAAATTATATTGCGCCAGTTCATCATCTTTCAGACGACCAATAGCGGCTTTACCGGGCCATTGCTTACTGTTCATGTATTCGTTGGCCTGGTTAATTAGTAGCTGTCTTTCTGATTCAGTAATTTCAATAAGTTCTTCATGCGTGGGTGGAGGAATCTCTGCCCACGCAGGCAGCCCATCATCTCCGGCAATACGGATTTTTCCTTGTGGCGGTTCAGCCATAAACTCACTGATAATATTTTGATTTACTTCCTTAGCGTCTGATAAATCCCATCCCTCTGATTTATATTTATCAATCATATCCACAGGGAAAAAAGCATTATGCCTTGCGCTATAAACATATTCGTTCATATAAATCACCCTGAATAAAATTACTCACCAACAGCCCACCAACTGTAATTCATCGATACCGTGTCGCTGGTTGATGACGTTCTGTAAGCAGAATTAAAGCCGGTTAACGTTGGGCCTTCTGCAGTCATCACGAACCCTCGCCCAGCGCCTAAAGGCGCACCGCCATCACCAGAATGAGTAAGCATGGCGCAGTCCGCTTTTTTGGGGAAAGGGATGCTGAATGTAATTCTCATTGTTTGCGTCGATAATGTCGGCGTAACCGCACCACGACCATATTGCAGGATTTTCCCGTTGGGTAATTTCATCCATCCATCACCACTGGCAAAAGAGGTCATGTCCGGTATCTGATTTTCCCCTGTCCCCACATCCCGTTTTGCCGCTTCTCCCAAACCAACGTTTAAGAAAATGCAGAGATTATGGCTAACTGGCATCATCCCCGGTTTTTACTCAGGGGAATGCTCATGCTTATTGGCTATGTCCGCGTATCAACAAATGACCAGAATACGGAATTGCAGCGTAATGCGCTGGAGTGTGCAGGATGTGAGCTGATTTTTGAAGATAAGATCAGTGGCACTAAGTCCGACAGACCAGGACTGAAAAAACTGCTCAGGACATTATCGGCAGGTGACACGCTGGTGGTCTGGAAACTGGACCGACTGGGGCGCAGTATGCGGCATCTTGTCGTGCTGGTGGAGGGGTTGCGCGAACGAGGCATTAACTTTCGTAGTCTGACGGATTCAATTGATACCAGTACCCCAATGGGGCGCTTTTTCTTTCATGTGATGGGGGCCCTGGCTGAAATGGAGCGTGAACTGATTGTTGAACGAACAAAAGCTGGACTGGAAGCTGCTCGCGCACAGGGACGAATTGGTGGACGTCGTCCCAAACTTACACCAGAACAATGGGCGCAGGCCGGGCGATTAATTGCATCAGGCGTTCCTCGCCAGAAGGTGGCGATCATCTATGATGTTGGTATATCGACACTGTATAAGAAGTTTCCGAACGGAGATAAATGAAACCGTAGCACGTCGTATGCAAGAACGTGCCACGGTTGGCTGGTGAATTTCCGATAGTGCGAGTATTGAATGATTTCCAGCCGTTATCGATTTTATGTATTTTTTGCATGAGAGGATTTCCACCACCTCCCACCGGCCATCTATGACTTTACGCCACTGTCTCTTGGATTGCTATGTACCAAGAGAGGACGTTTGACTGAAAAAACATAATTAACACAATCAACTGAACCTGCCTATCAATGAATTCAACATTGATAGCTGCCAGATTTATTTAGGATAACAATATTTACCTGATGAATTTAAATGAAGCCACCTATTGCAGTGGCTTCATTTGTTAATTATATCGAAGGGCTGCATTTATCTGATCAATTTGTGGAGAGTTAATGAGCATTTTATATCTCCTTAACATTTCTATTCTAGCACGTGCTTCATTATGAGGGGGGGAGTCAAGTTTAAACATTTTAATACTCTCTCGACCTTTGTCGGTAATTCCTTGTATGAGAACCTCTACAGCGCTTACAACCCATGAATAATGCAAATTAGGTGTGTCATATCTAGGATGTACAATACTAAAAGTACAGTTAGAGTATGAGATGGGATCTTTATAAATAAGGGTTTCTTTAGTGCCTTTTTTCAAAGGGCTATTACATAAATTGCATGATAAATAAAGATTTTCAACTTCAAAAGTAAATTCTATATGCTTTGGCCTTTTAGGTCCACCTTTTGCAACCAAATGTTCAATTTCTGTTTTTCCTGTTTCACCTAATGGTAATCCACAGTATGCACAACAATTATTCTGTGCTATTAATAGCTGCTTTCTCAATAACCGTTTAAAAATAATAATCGCTTTATCTTTTCTATCCCAGCTACCACCCACAAAAGGTTTAAACGAGTTTATCTTATTCATTATGAATGGTGGCATATAGATGTCATTAGTGATTTTATTTATCATGGTAGCCACCAATATAGATTCTAGCTTGTTCTATTATCATATTTAAGGGATCGTTTACATCTAACACTATCCTTTCCAAATGCGTAAGGATTTCCTCCATTCTCTTAATATCTGAGCTTTTTTGAGATATGAGACCTGATAATTCATAAAGATCCATTTCGACTTGAGCATTTCTAATGGTACGTAAATGAAAAACCTTGTACAGTATATTTTCTACGGACCAAGCATATGTGCTATATTCAATGTGCTCACATATTCTTTTCCCATTACATTGATTTATAGATATTAGTGATGAGGATTCTGATTCTAAATCCGACACCATAAAATGTGAATGTGATGCAAATATAAGGTGACAATCAAAATTATAAGCTATTGATTTCTTTATGAAATTTATGTATTTCATTTGCCAGGTAGGGTGCAAGCTCAATTCTGGCTCATCAATTAAAAGCAATGAGTTATTTTTGATGCTTGCAATTAAATTAAGAATGGTAAAAATAATATTCTTTTCACCAGAACTAGTTTCTTCAAATGAAAAATTATCTTTTTTGTAGAATTCAACGTCAGGGTTAGAAATAAACTCTAATTTTTCCAAGCGTGATAAAGACTGGAATAATGATTTTTTAACAACTCCCCCTTCATCACTAAGGTCAAGGGTAAGATGTATTCTACTATTTTTCTCCTTGCATTCTTCGCTCAAAACAGCTATATCATGAAGTATGACTTCTGGATTTTCTTTAATTTTATAAAGATCATTCTCATTAACGTACTGCTTTCGTCGCAAAATTGCATCTATTTTTTTTAGTATGGTGTTAAGTGGTGGTTGTTTTTTTAATAAAGTTTTCCTGTTGAGATTGTAAGTAATAGCTAATTTTTCACTCATGCCCAAAAAATGCAAAGTATCTTTTACCGCCTTTAGTTTATCTCTATAGCCTATCGACAATATTAATGAGTTGGTTATCATTCTTTTAATTGTACTAGTATAAGAAGCATTAGACGTCGCTCTAACTCCACGATAATCATAAAAATCGTCTTCCTCGAACCTCGAAAAAGAAAACTTATCATTAACCATAAAGGACATAGCTATTACTTTAGTTGGTAATATTACATTGAATATATTAGATGGAACATCATTAACAAAACACAAAACCTTATTTCTGTCCTTTTTTATAACGATTAAGTTTGAATCAATCAAATATGAAACTGATGCAGATTCATATTTGTAATATGGTTTCTTTTCTTTGCTTATGATTCTTTGAATAAATCTAAAGAAATCTGCGATCTGAGATAGCAAATAACTTTTACCAGAACCATTTTCGCCAATAACAATACTACTCAACGGAAGATTTCGTATATGCCTTTGATTATCTGTAAATATACAATCATATATTTCATTTTCTTTGTGTGTAATGTTAAATGACAATAGTGTAAACAATTCTCTATCCTCTGAGGTTTGTAAATGATTTATATTGCTTTCACTCACACCGGACCTGCACTCTGTTAGCTTGTCCTTTCAGTGCTAAAAGCAGACATTGATAACATTGAGATATGTTAATTTATAGGGGGTGGTTCAAGGCCACTGAAGCTTCCGATTTTTCACCCTGAGTCTGAAACCGCCCCCTGATGAGTAGTTCCACCTTGAAGACTGTGCAGTCTTGGTTTTCGTTGCCTTTAGTTTATCCCTTTATGATACCGATAAAAACTTTTTTGTAATTTCCGCTGCCGTTTTCTCCATGCTGGGGTATACAGTGCTTTCGGATATATTAAGCTGCGCCAGCTCTTCCAGAATTTTATTTTTGTTTGTTATCTCGAGTCTGTTAAGAGGAAACTCAGCATCTGTTTCCGGCAAAATTGGATCAAGTCCGAACAGAAGAAAGGCGCCAGCCTGAGACTGTATGCGTTCATTATTTATTTTAGCCTTAAGGAAAACAACTTTCTTTAAGTCATCAGGAATTATTCTGTTTCTGAAATATGATTTTTCATTCTGTATAAGGTCCGCAAGTTTATCAGTGATTTCAGATACCTCTGTAGTACCTTTTCTGGCATCAATGGATGACAATTTTTCCAGCTCATCGTAAGATAAAAGTGATAAGTTTGCTATACAGCTAACTGTATCTGAGTCGAAATATTTAATTTTCTTTCTGTTTGTTGAAAACGAAATCACCTGTCCGTTTTCATCGGGGTTCGAACAGCAAGCAAAATATAATGCTATCAGTGGGTTAGATGTAATATCTAGGAGTCTCGTAGGCAAGCCATAATGCTGCATGCGGACAAGTTTATCAATCGTAAATTTATCCTCCTTAAATTCATTTGGTCTTGCGCTGAGTATTTCACGTACTAAATCAGATTCTGAAGCAAGATGCCTGTACGTCCCGTTTTGATTTTTTCTGTAAAGAGAGGGGACAAGCTCATATGAGCTTTTAGAGTGTCCACGATAAAAGGTAATGAGACCATCATGATGGTATTTCTTAATAAAATTAAGATAATCTATGATATTCTCGGCTACTGGGTATGTTTGTTTTTTTAATTTGATTGTACCTTTCGAATGGTTATTTTTCTTGTTTAAACCAAGCCATTCCAGAACAATATTCAAATCCTTATCTTTTACTGCCCAATGTGTACGACTTAACCCGAAAGCTCCTAGTCCCAGGGTTTCTTTATATAATGCCGTTTGGGGGTTTGTTATTTCTCCAAAATCATGATTAATCTTGAAAGAAAATAAAATATCGCCACCATCTTTATGTAAATTTTTTATTTCCCCAAGCCTGATCCTGATGTACTTGTTTGTATCATATTCATCATCTTTTGTATAAGTTTCGGTCATGAACAACACCGGTAGCTTGGCGAGTTCTCTTAAGGTATCAGGCCTTATTGGTGTTAATTTACTGTAAATATCGCTTGGGGTGCCTTCTAGCATGCGGGACATCGAGAAGCTATCCTTGCCTTCTTTAAGCTTAGGATCCATACACGGCCAGCGGTCAAAAACGTCCGGTTCTCCGGCCATGATTAAGCTAAACATCGCAATCTCCTAAATTTACTTACTAAAGTCAGTGTATTTTTATCATGTTGCTTCATTGTGTATGAAAGTAACATAGGTTGTCCATGCTCGTTTGTCTCTCATAATTCACAAAATTGCGAATATTTTTTATAAAAAATTCAAAACCGATAGGTTGAAACAATCAGAATTCGCAAAGTGCACCTGCTTCTAATGTGGTTACGGTACGATCATGTGGGCAATGTCTTTCCATTACTGAAAACTCTTGGCTCAACCATGATGTATGAGCTGTAGTATGAAGTCTCTTGCTATCCAGTTAAGTAAATGTCTGCTTCTCGCTCATAACTGACATTCACTTCAGTTATGACGGAAAGGTATGCATGCTGGGTGTGGGGAAGCAGCGAAAGAAAAGAAGACTGCTTCGCCGTTTGTCGTCACATTTATCTTCATTAGCTATGCGAGTCGTAATACAAGATGGGACAAAACTGAGACACATAAGGCCTCACAATGGCTTGCAAGGCTTTACATGTTTTGATGTGGTGGGACGTGTGAGCGCAGTGTTGATGGGGTAATGCTTTGAATTAGAATCGGATTCTTATAATTCGTAATGCGAAGGTCGTAGGTTCGACTCCTATTATCGGCACCATCTCAACTTCCCCAAATGTCCGTATTCATCCATAAATACCCTGATTTATAACGATTTTACCGTTTTTTAGTCCATCATCGTCCGCAGCCATCCAGTAGAATCCGATAAAGAATGTGTATAGGATTGTGTATATGTTCCTGTTCGGTCATGGATTCCTATACACATGCCTTTAAACGATATGCAGATTCGCCGCGCTAAGCCTGAAGATAAACCCTATACGCTTGGGGATGGGCAAGGCTTGTCATTGCTTATAGAACCTAATGGAAGCAAGAGCTGGCGGTTCCGCTATCGCTATGCCGGTAAACCCAAGATGATCTCGCTTGGCGTTTACCCAACGATCACTCTTGCCGATGCTCGTTCCCGTCGTGATGAAGCTCGAAAACTTGTGGCAGAAGGAAAGAACCCTAGTGATGTTCGAAAAGAGCAAAAGCTGGCTCTGCAAGCAGAGTCAGAGAACGCCTTCGAAAAGATAGCCAGAGAGTGGCATCAACTTAAATCTGCTAAATGGTCGGCAGGATATGCATCAGACATCATGGAAGCGTTTAAGAACGACATTTTTCCTTATGTTGGAACAAGGCCTGTGAGTGAGATTAAACCGCTAGAGCTGCTGAACGTACTGCGTAAAATTGAGAAACGTGGTGCGTTGGAGAAAATGCGGAAAGTGCGTCAGCGTTGCTCTGAAGTGTTTCGCTACGCAATTGCAACGGGTAGAGCGGAGTACAATCCTGCGGCAGATCTTTCCAGCGCTCTCGAAGTGCACCAATCCAATCATTTCCCGTTCCTAAAAGCTGATGAGATACCCGAATTTCTGCGTGCCTTAGAGAGTTACACCGGGAGTAAGCTTGTCCAGATAGCAACGAAATTACTGATGATTACGGGCGTGAGAACCATCGAATTACGCGCGGCATTATGGCAAGAATTTGATCTGGATAACGCTATTTGGGAAATTCCTGCTGAAAGGATGAAAATGCGCAGGCCGCATCTTGTGCCATTGTCGACCCAAGCGTTAGATTTACTCCATGAACTCAAGATAATGACAGGGAACTATCGTTATGTTTTTCCAGGACGGAACGATCCGAACAAACCGATGAGCGAAGCTAGCATAAATCAAGTTATCAAGCGTATCGGTTACGAAGGCCGACTCACTGGTCACGGGTTCAGACATATGTTATCAACAATTTTGCATGAAGAAGGTTTTCAATCAGCATTTATTGAAGTCCAATTAGCTCATGTTGATAGAAATAATATAAGAGGAACTTATAATCATGCCATATACCTTATGGAAAGGCAGAAGATGATGCAATGGTACAGTGATTATCTTCGCAAAAAAAAGGGGTTATAATATGTTAAACCAGTCATTTTCCGTTTCGAACTTAATTAAGCTTTTAAAAAAAACCGATCCAAAAAGATACAAAATTGGTAGGAATTCAGCTGAATATAAAAAATATATAGCTGATAAAGTTAATGGCTCAATTGAAACATACTCATTTGGTTCGATCTCAAATTCAAGAATTAACAACAAAAATGTGTATATATTTAAAGATTTTATGGATGTACTTGTCGCCAGGAAAATAAATGATAACATTAAGCGTGTGTATAGTGTTAAACAAAACAACAGACATGACATCATAAAAAAAGTAAATACAGTGTTAAGTGAGCCTGTAAATTATTATATTTACAGGCTGGATATTAAGAGTTTTTATGAATCAATAGATAAAAATATCGTTTTCCAAAGAATTAATAATAACCCGATTATTTCTCATAATACTAAAAAATTTATCAATGGTCTTTTTAAACATAACGCTTTCTCTGCAAATAACGGACTTCCCCGTGGTATGGGATTAAGTGCGACTTTATCAGAAATATTTATGGAGGAATTTGATGCTGAGTTGGCGAGGCTGCCTGAAGTATTTTATGCTTCAAGATATGTGGATGATATCATAGTTTTTTCATTCTATAAAATACCAGATTATAAAAATTATTTTTCAAGGATTTTACCAAATGGATTACATTTAAATGAAAGAAAGTGCAGTGAGTATACCATAGAGGACACTTCAACTAAACATTCTGAAATTGAGTTTTTGGGATATTCATTTATTATACACCATGGATTAAAAAATCAGCGTCGTCATGTTGTGATCAGAATTTCGGAGGAGAAAATAAAGAAAATAAAAAGAAGGATTGCACTTGCGGTAAAAGATTACTCAAATAATTCTGATGCAGAACTCTTGAAGAAAAGAATAAAGTATTTAACTGGTAATATATTAGTAAACTCCAATAGTAATAAAACTGATGCTTTATATAGTGGAATTTATTACAATTATCAACATATAACTGATAAAACACAGCTCAAGGAACTTGATATATTTAAGAATAGGATGCTATTTTCTTCAAAGGGCGAGGTGGGGAGAAAAATTTTAGCAGCAGGTCACAACTTATTAACTGCGCCTAAAAAATACTCATTTTTGGCTGGTTTTGAAAAACGGCTACTGTCTTCTTTTAAACGGGAAGATATTATTAAAATAAATAAGGTTTGGTGATTCATGAAAATTAAAATATCGAAGAGTGATTATAAAAGAGTACTTCTCACGGATATTTTACCATATGAAGTCCCTATCCTTTTTTCTAACGAAGGTTTCTATAAGTTAATTTCTGAAAATAAAGTTTTACCCGGAACATTTTCAGAAGGCCTTAAGCTGGATTCTTATACCATCCCTTACTCCTATAAAATAAAAAAGGGGCTGGCGAGTTCTCGAAGCCTTGGCATTATACATCCTTCAACGCAGTTAAGAATCTGTGATTTTTATGATAAGTATGAACATTTGATGGTTCATATGTGTACAAAAAGTCCGTTTTCGCTACGTTATCCTAGCAAAATAGGGAGCTATTATTACGAAAAGGACTTCTTAAAAAGTAGAATAAATCTAAAAGATGGTCTTGTACAATTTCATAATCATGGCTTTGATTCCCAAGAAACTTCCTCATCTTCCCATTTTTCATATAAGAAATATCCTTTCATCTATAAGTTTTATGAGTCATATGAATTTCATAGATTGGAAAGGAAGTTTAGGAAACTTTTAAAGCTTGATATTGCTAAGTGTTTTAGTCATATATATACACACAGCGTTTCATGGGCTGTAAAATCTAAAGAATTCTCTAAGGTTAATAGAACTTATAACAGCTTTGAAGGTTGTTTGGATAAGCTTTTTCAAGATGCCAATTATGGTGAAACAAATGGCATAATAATTGGGCCTGAATTTTCAAGGATATTTGCGGAGATTATATTACAGCGCGTTGACCTGAATGTTGAGTCTCATTTGAATCTTGAGCCAGGCATAGTTAAAGATAAGAGCTATGCTATAAGACGTTACGTTGATGATTATTTTATATTTGCGGATGATGATGAAACATTTAAGCTAATAGAATTTGTACTGGCAAATGAACTAGAAAAATATAAGCTTTATTTGAATGAATCTAAAAAGGAATTTATCGAGAGGCCATTCGTGACTGGAGCCACGATGGCTAAAAATGATATTGCAGAAATCATTGAGGATTTATATGGATCGTTAATCCATACTGAGAAGTTGGATGAGTTAACAGCTATGGTTAATTTAAATCCAGACGTCAAAATTCAGCCTGAAAATATGAATAACCTTTTTCCATTGAAAGGTGTGTGGAATAAAAAGCTACACGCGGACAAATTTATAAAACGAATCAAAATTGCGGTTAGAAAAAACAATACCACATTTGATCTTGTTAGCTCATACTTAATAAGTGCGATTAAGAGTAAGTTTTTCAAAGTAATTAGGCTGTTGAGGATGTTCGATCTGTCAGGAAAAGAAGATATAACTTATAAATTCTTCTCAATATTCAATGAGGTGATTTTTTTTATTTATGCTATGGATTTTCGAGTCCGACAGACATACATAATTAGCCAAGTTATTTTGGAAATAAATTCATTTGCTAATAAGCAAGCTTCAGACATTAGTGAAGTTATAAAAAAGAATACTTTTGATGAGCTTCTTATGTGCATGAAAAGCATGGGTAATATTCATGAGAGGCCAGTGGAGTTATCTAACTTACTTATATGTATGAAAGGTTTGGGGGAGCAGTATAAACTCAATCCAGATGAATTTAAGGATTTGTTGGGTATTAGTGAGAATGAGTGTTTTTACGATTTAGAATATTTTTCTATATGTAGCATGTTACACTATATAGGCGATGATGTTCTCTATCTAAAAATGAAAGAAGATATTGTCCTTGCTATACAGAGTTTGATAAGTGGTCGGAACGATATAAAAAAAGACACTGAAACATTTATGCTATTCCTTGATATGATGACGTGCCCATATCTTACAGTTAAGCATAAGAGAATAATTTATAGAACATATGTCGAAGCAAATACAGGTCAAAAAAGATTTACGAATGCAGTAATTGATTCTGAAATTGATTCTTTAAAAAATAATGTAATCTTTTTTAACTGGTCTGGAGATGCTGATCTTGAGCACGTTCTTTATAAAAAAGAGTTGCGAACAGCATATGAATAGTAGTATTTTAATTTCGTTAAAGGGTTGCGATGCCTAAGGTTTCGACCTGAAGCAGATACCGGAAGATCGGCTTTTGAATGTTCATCCGAAAGATATTCGCGATACGTTTTGAGGATGGACCGATTTAGACACACTATTGCCTTTTAGCTAAACAGGCCGCGAAAGCGGCCTTTTTAATGAATCAGATTTCCCCTCACCGATCTCAATACTTCCCCTCAGCGTGCGCAGCCCCGCCCGCCTGCCCGCTTCGCTTAACAGACTGGTTTTCATGCACCCCTTAAATCGTCTCAGAAGCCACCACACAAGGGCTTTCGCGTCAAAAATGGCGCATGAGACTCATGCGTTTTCATGCGCCATAGATATGCACTCATACGCTCTCAGGCCAGCCAGGGAAAAAGCGTAAAAAATCCCGGTACTGGACCGAGACTTCGTGGGCGTATTTTGCTAATCAGACAGGAATTTGCTGACGGTTTGACAGCTTTGACGCGGAGCCATAGCGATTGAGAGTTTGCTGTTGTTTTTCCGGCATTTTTGCTTTGTCTGATGCCTGTTCATTGCGCCGAGGCTTCATAATTATCGTATCCACGCTTTCCAGTGCGGTAAATGTGCAGGAACATTCCAGACTCTGGCACTGATACCATGAGCGTTTAACCGACGGAGCTTCATAGGCGCTGGTTCTAGCGTGAGCGACCGCGCCACATTCAGGACACTTCAGGGCCATATCAGCACACTCCTTTTTCATTAAGTCGGTTAAGGCGGGCCAGGAAAACTTTATGTTGTGCCGGGGTGAAACTGGCTGAAGCATCAGCGCGCATTGATGCATCCACCGTTAATCCGGTTTCGTCGATAATGCTCTTATATGCTGCTGAAATTACCGGAGTACGGACTTCCGTTTGTCGGGCTACAGCGGTTCGTAATATTTTCATTGCCGCCTCAAGCCCGTATGGTGCGCAAAGAAAAGGAGCCAGAGCGTCAGTGAGTGCATCACCATGCTCGCTCATGAAGTTTTCAGTTGCGCTTGTAACACAGCTTTCCAGCACAATCTGGTGAGCATAAAGACCATCCCGGGCGGCACAGTTAATCTGCCATTCGAGGAGTGCAAGATGCTCACGAAGATCCTCAAGTTGGCTGGCATATGCTGCGGGTTTTTCTTCAGTATCCAGCAAAGCCGCCAGACGAAGCTGGCTGGTACTTTGCACATTACGTAGTGTCAGCCAGCTTTTTATCGCCGCGCGGTAATCGTTGAGAGCTTCCTTAGTAATGGTTCCGGTATTCATTCCTTCTCGCCCCCTTTAACCATGTCACGCTGTTTAAGCATCCGGGAACGCGCTGCAGGGCTGGGTGATTGTCTGGCATCCTGTATGGCTTTATCGTCCGCATAAATGCTGATCCCCGGCAGGGCAATATCATCCGTTGAAGATACGTTACAGGACAGTGCCGGAGTGGTGAGTTGCTCGCTGATAAATTGCTTCAGCACACTTTCGGGGTCGTTTACGGTATGAACTACACCGATAACAGAAGATGCGCTTCGGCCCAGAGTCATTTTCAGCAGTCCAAGGATCTGAATAAGTTTCTGGCCGTGTTCCTTCATAAACTCATTCCAGAGCCACACTGCATGAGTTTCAATCAGGCGATTATGTTCGCTGATGTAGCGGTTTGCAGCATCCGCAGTTTTCCATGGCAGGAATTCATTTTCTGCGGCCTGAGCTGCCAGCAAATCTTCGAACTCATCCAGTGTTTCGCGTCCGAGGGCGATTTCTGCCCGCAGTTTTTTCATTCGTGGCGTCATATTCCCCTGATTCTCACGAAACAGGTTTCGCCATTCATCATTAAGCGCCTGCGTCTCCGTTTTTGTATCTTCCTGACGTTTACGGATAGTTTCAGTCATTGCAGCGGCTTCAGTTTGTTTTCGCCGTTCTTCCTGCCAGAAAGCTTTTGCTGCTTTAACTTTTTCTACCGCTTCGCGAATTTTCGGCGGGAGGGAAGGTGTAATGTTTACATCAGGGATCTGGTTAACAGTTGTCATGGCTGCTCCGGTAGTGTTTTGTTGTTGAGTCAATTGTGCCGGTGCCCATACAAGCGCACTACCGATGAGGATTGTGCCAGTGACTGAACAATGACCTTGTTCTGGCTAGCCAGAGAAAGGTGTCATGTCTGATCTTCACCCTTCCTTTAATACATACTATTCACTACTGTTCACTTTTATAAAAGAATAGTAAATACATGGAATTAAGGAGTGTAGTGTTTAAATCAAAGTGGTCATCTACTGTTCATGACTGTTCACAGAGATAAATTTAAACTTATATTTGTTTTTCATATGAGTCGCGATCTTTATTTCAGTTTATTACTAGATTTTTACTCATCACCACTATTCACACGTATTCAACACTATTCAATATACAGTATAAAATGTGTCTTATGTCTGTTTGAAAATTCAAAACTTAACCTCCCTACACTCGGTTGCATTTCAAGAAAATATCCATAAAAATGAATCTGTCTGATGCTCATTAAACACATCCGGATAAATGCGGAAGGATGCGGGTAATTTAATTTTTTAGTCGTTAATTTAATTAATACATATGATGAACTGTTTTTTATGGATGTTTTTTGGCCCTTTTATTATTCCGGTGCCGTCTTTGTCCTTATGATGTAACGCCCGGAATGATATGGTCTGGTTCAGGCTTGAGCTGCGATCCTGCCTGGTGTAATAGACTTTTTTATTCTTTAAGTCCCTTATTATATTCCATGAAGGAATGATTTGTTTTTGTCCGTTTTATCCGGTTTTTAGCTGTTTTATTTTTTGAGAAAGCAATATTTCACTCTAATTAAATAAAGCATGCGCGAGCCGCTTATATAAACATAATAAGGAACTACCTGAATCCGGATGGAATTCTCCGGACTACTGAAAACATATTAGAGAGGTAGCGAGATGCATACTATTTCCGTTTCCACCCAGGCACCAGCTGCTCCGGTGCTCCCGGTTCCGACTCAGCAGGAGCGCTTCATACGATTACCTGAAGTGATGCACCTTTGCGGGCTATCCCGTTCAACCATCTACGACCTTATCAGCCGTGATGCCTTCCCGCAGCAGATCTCCCTGGGTGGAAAAAATGTTGCCTGGGTACAGTCGGAGGTCAGTGCATGGATGGCGGCGCGAATTGCAGCCCGCGAGCAAGGAGTCCATGCGTGAATCTGGCTTTGCAGTCTCATCTCTTTTTTTGTGGCTTGCGTCCTGGCAACCTTTCCAGTTATAGTTTTTCCGCTGCCGCAAAATCGGCAGCCGGGATTTGCAGCCCGTGTAACTTATTGGCGACACAGCACGCGTCGAGCGTGTTTTTTTATGTCGTTGCTCAGGCACACCTATTTTTCGGGCTGTGGTGCTTACACCGTGGCTCCTGTCAGATAATGGTGGTCCGGGCGGGGCAGCCTTCGGGCTGGCCGGTTTCCAATAAGGCCGGTACTGCAAACCCCGTCCGGGCCATCACCCATGAGATTTGCAGCTCTGGTGGTGGCAATAACCGCTACTTATTGGAGATTGCCCTTATGGCTACGATCCTCACCCCATCACATCCTCAATTTATATTTGTTTTTGCCGCCGTTCGTCGTGCAGAACGTAAACCACGTATCAGTATGCTGCGTATTGTCGCCAGCGATGAGTCTCATGCACGTCTTTCACTGGTCCATGAATATGTGCTTTGCCTTGCTGCTCGCCTGCCTGTCCGGGAGGTGATGTGATGAATCACGCCGCAATCTCTTATGACGATATTGTCCGCCTGAAGCATCTTCGTAACGTGGGGGAGTTTGTCACCGGAATGGCTGTTCTTCAGGATTGCTACGAAAAACCTGCCAGTGCTCAATGTGAGCAACTGGTTTCCCTGATTTATCTGATGACAGAGCAGCTTGATGGCGTGGTACAGCGTTGCCAGGATGACCTGATGAACATGGAGGTGGTGCAATGAAATCACGCACTCTTTCCCTTTCACTTCGGGTAGCGTTGTATCGCCGCGCGGTAGCCTGCGCCTGGTTGAGTGCCTGCTATCAGCAAAACCGCCACCTGCAGCTCACTCTGGATGAAATTGAAACCGCTATTGCCCGTGAGCTTGAAGGATTTTATCTGCGACAGCACGGGCAAACAAAAGGCATGGAAATCGCCTGCGCCCTGCTTTCAGACCTGATGGAATCCGGCCCTCTAATGTCCTGTCCCGCACTCTCCCAGCTCGGGATAGCCGTAATGGATGAGTTATGCGTCCGTCACATCAAAAAGCCGGTTTTACACTGAGGGAGAACTGCATCATGTCAGGAATGAAAGTCAGTCAGGCCGTGAAGGCTGCCCGCGGTCACTGGGCTCAGATTCTGCCAGCGCTGGGCGTGAATATATTGAAAAATCGCCATCAGCCTTGTCCGGTCTGTGGCGGTAAAGATCGTTTTCGCTTCGACGATCAGGAAGGACGCGGAACATGGTTCTGCAATCAGTGCGGAGCCGGGGATGGTTTAGCGCTTGTCACCAGGGCACTGAATGTGGATATCAGTGAAGCAGCTGACAGGATACATGGACTGACACATGGTCTGTTTATAGCTAATTCCGAAGTCAGGACGTTAACCGCCGATACCGATAGCGGGAAAGATGCAGCGGCAGCACTTGCCGCGCGACTGCTGCAAGCCTCGCGTGAATCTGCCGGAAACACTTATCTTACACATAAAGGTTTCCCGGAGCATGTTTGCCATGAGCTGACTTCAGCTCATAAAACCGGTGGGGTGATGTTCCGCCCCGGTGATTTGATCGTCCCGCTCTATAACGCTGACGGGGAGCTGGTGAATATTCAGCTTATCAGTGGCAATGGTAGCAAGTGTTTTCTTAAAGGAGGTCAGGTTAAGGAGGCCTATCATCTGATAGAAGGGGGCGGGAGTTCTGTAAGAAGGGTTTGGATTGCAGAAGGTTACGCAACGGCGCTTACCATTCATCATCTGACAGGAGAAGCCGTCATGGTGGCATTTTCGTCGGTCAACTTTCTTTCTCTGGCCAGCGTTGCCCATAACAAGTATCCGGGGTATCAGCTAATTATTGCAGCGGACCGAGATCTGAATGGTTCAGGCCAGAACAGGGCTGAAGCTGCTGCAAAAGCGTGTCAGTGTGACATTGTGCTGCCACCGGTTTTTGGTGACTGGAATGATGCGCTTGCCCATTACGGAGAGGAATCCACCCGGAAGGCAATTCTTGAGGCTTTGAAGCCACATAACGCCAGTCCTTTCGACACAATGAGTGAAGCAGAATTCACAGCGATGAGTGTCAGCGAAAAAGCTCAGAGAGTTCGGGAGCATTACAGGGATGCACTGGCGGTTGATCCGAACGGACAGCTTTTATCCCGCTACGAGTCTGGAGCGTGGAAAGTGATTTCTCAGTCAGATTTTGCCCGAGATGTCGCAGCCCTTTTCCAGCGCCTCGGTGCACCGTTTTCCTCAGGAAAAATTGCCTCATTGGTGGAAACATTAAAGTTAATTGTTCCGCAGCAGCAAAATCCGGCACGTCATCTGATTGGTTTTCGTAATGGCGTCCTCGATACGCGAACAGGGCTTTTTAGTCCGCACTGTAAAGAGAACTGGCTGCGTACCGTGTGTGAAGTCGATTTCACGCCACCGGTAAAAGGGGAAACGCTTGAAACTCATGCCCCGGCATTCTGGCGTTGGCTGGACCGGGCCGCCGGACACAAGCCAGCAAAACGCGACATTATTCTTGCAGCGTTATTTATGGTGCTGGCGAACCGCTATGACTGGCAGCTCTTTCTGGAAGTGACTGGCCCTGGTGGAAGTGGCAAAAGTATTCTGGCTGAAATTGCGACCATGCTTGCTGGAGAGGATAACGCCACCTCTGCGACCATTGAAACGCTGGAGTCCCCGCGAGAACGTGCGGCTCTGATAGGTTTTTCTCTTATTCGCCTGCCTGATCAGGAGAAGTGGAGCGGCGACGGCGCCGGGCTTAAGGCTATAACTGGTGGCGATGCAGTATCTGTGGACCCCAAATATCAGAATGCTTATTCAACACATATTCCGGCGGTTATCCTGGCCGTAAATAATAATCCTATGCGCTTCACTGATCGCAGTGGTGGTGTGTCCCGCAGGAGAGTTATTCTGCATTTTCCTGAGCAGATAGCACCGGAAGAACGCGATCCGCAGCTGAAAGATAAAATTGCACGAGAACTGGCTGTGATTGTTCGTCAGCTCATGCAGCGTTTCAGCGATCCGATGAGCGCCAGAACATTGCTTCAGTCGCAGCAGAATTCTGATGAGGCTCTCACCATCAAGCGTGATGCTGATCCAGCATTTGATTTTTGTGGCTACCTTGAGGCATTACCTGACACCAACGGCATGTTTATGGGGAACGCCAATATTGTCCCACGTCAGCCTCGTACATACCTTTACCATGCTTATCTGGTCTACATGGAAGCCAACGGCTATAAAAACACGCTCAGTCTGACCATGTTTGGCAAGGGGTTGCCGTTAATGCTGAAAGAGTATGGGCTGCAGTACGAGAAGCGGCGGACCAATCAGGGAATGCAGACCAATCTGGCACTTAGAGAAGAATGCAATGCTGACTGGCTACCGAAGTGCAGTCTCGAAATCACAAAATAG